AACCTCACCTCGTCTCCAATCCTTAAAGTTTCGTAGTTTGTTTGCGTGACTACGAAAATGCCGTAGTTCTGTATTGTGATCGTGTACAGGTCGCCAATCTTCTCCTTGTGGACAACTCTTCCTTTGATTTCTGCGCCTTGATTATCTGCTTTGTAGATTACAATAGGGCGCTTTTCTTCTAATTTCTTGATCTGGATACTCTGCCAGACATTCAATCCAGCAGACAATAATATCCAGATCGCGATAAATCGTTTCATTCTGTTGCCTCCTTATAAAGCAAATTCATATCAAAATCACTATCTATGAATTGATAAGTCAATTCTTTGTTAATGCCGTTTCCAAGATGGTGATAAACAACATCAACATTTATTTTTTTACCAAGATACTTCTCTAGACGCTCTTTGTTTTCAACATAAAATCTAATATTTCGTTTACGGTATTCGTAATGACATCTTTTTGAAATATCTCTAGTACACCACATCAACACTTTTGCGATTATGTCTCTTTTTGTGCCACATCCGACGAGAGAAAAGTAGGTGTTGGTTTTAGGAATAAGAATCACTTCAAGTTCGTGATTGATAAATGAGCCTGGAAAACAATTCAACAATTTCTTTAATTCTGAAACAAATTGCTCGTTCATCACTCCACCTCCTCTACTTCATAGCCGTCAAGCCATGCTCGAGCGAAGATTTCTGAATTGTCCCAGTACCATTCTGCAACTCTGTCAGACATGCTTGCGTCTATTGAGTAGGATAGTGTATGCCCTAATTTTTTCTGTTCTGTGATAAATACATCCACACACTGCGGAACCTTTATTTGATTCAACTCACGTCGAATCTTATCAGCATCCTTCAATTGATTACCAACCCATACTCCCTCAAATTTACCTTGCTCATAGCCCTCACGCCATTTTGCATGACTGAAATCTTTCTCAAATTCACCCATGATAGCCTTTAGCCAAACTTCACGATCATGCAATGGCAATTCTCGTAATCTTGCCAGTATGTTTTTGACATAGCGAGGCGCTTCGTCTGCGTGACCTGTTTCTGGTTCGTCTAGTTGTTGTAAATCTTCTAAAACACCCTGAATACTTGTGATTGTAAAAGGAGCACTTTTCTTTAAAATATCCTTGTATTTCTCAATCAATTCCTGTTTATTCATCTTCCAATTCCTTTAACTGTTCCTTATAGCCTTTCAGTTTTTTCTTCCAAAAATCACGTTCAGCAGCTCTCATGTGTCCCACTGACTTCTGACTTGGTTTCTTCAATTCTTCAATCTTTTCTTCTGCCACTTCGATTGAACGTTTTAAACCCTTGATTATATCTTGGTTAATTGTACTCATCCGAATGCTCCTAGAATGGCAAATCATCATCTGAGATATCCAAAGGATTTGTGGCTCCGAAACTTGCTGGCATCTGCTCTTCGATATTTGATTGGTTTGCAGAATTGTCTCGTTTTTCGAGTAGTTGGAAAGTCTCAGCAACTACTTCTGTCACATAGACACGTTGTCCTTGCTGATTATCATAGCTTCGAGTTTGGATGCGACCTGTGATGCCTACAAGATTTCCTTTTTTACACCATTCAGAAAGCAATTCAGCTGGTTTTCTCCAAATCATGCAATTGATGAAGTCAGCTTCACGTTCTCCATTTGCTCCCTTGAAATTCCTATTAACTGCAAGGTTGAAAGTTGCTACTGCGACATTTGAAGTTGTATATTTCAACTCTGGATTTCGTGTTAATCGCCCTACAAGGGTTACATTATTGATCATTATTTCAAATCCTCCTCTTTGACAAACACCCCGTCAATCATCTTACCTTTGCGGTCCTTAATGACTTCATAAGCTTCTTCTAAGCAACTTTCAGCTGTAGTACCATTGCAAAATGAAACCGTACTAATCACACTGTCAAGAAACATCAAATCTGATTTGATTAACGGAATTTGTGTCTCATTGTGACAGATATGAGCGTATAGCTTCTGAGAAATATTCCCTAAACTCGAAACCATCAACAGCAATTCAAGTTCCTGTTGATTTGCTGAAATCTGCGCACCATTCTTGATCTGTTGTTCAAACCCAATCAAGACTACCTGGATGTCCCCAAGCGCATCATAGATCAGCTCAGATTTATCTTTTGCGATACCTTCAAACAATTCTCCTGACTCTTCCATGAGTTTCAAGAATTGCTTCACCGGATTTGCTTCATGTAGATTTCTGTCAACAAACCACTGTTGAACCTTTTCTTCCAAATTCATTTTTGTATTCATCTTATTTTTCCCTCCGTTTTCTTCGTAATTAAATAGAGTTCAATCATCTTTGCTAAACTCCTTGTAAATTTTTTCAAAGATTTCTGACACCAATTTTTCAGGTATATTAGATCTCTCGTTGTATGATTTTGAGAAGTTCTTCCACTCTATGTCCTGCTTGATAATTTTATTCTTAAGATTAAGTTCAATATTGCTTCCAAAAATCGTCCGTTTTTGTAAAGGATAATCATAATTATTGTATCTAGCTAGGTTTTTGTATGGAATTCTGAATCCAATAATATCCTCAATGTAGGGCCACAGTCTGTCAGCTGCTGGATTCTCAATAACCCAAAATTGTGGTCTATATCTTTTTATGATTTCTATTGTGTTGAAAGCTGTTAGCTCGCCATTGACCCTTTTTAAAAATTGCCTGTCGTACTGATAATTTATATAGGCTGACTCGTAATCCTGATTTGCCCTGATCGTGAACGGTGAAGGTCTTACTTGTGGAGTAAATAAGCTATCAGAGACATCATTGCGTTTCCAACACGCATTCCCATTTTCCATTGCAGAAGCATTTGACCAACTTTCACATGGTGGACTAGCTATTATAAGTTCAGGTTTTGGTAATTTGTCTAACACGTCAAAGAGCGTGTTATCTCCAAACAATCGCCCATAGTCAGCAAGGTTCAAATTTATAAAATGATCGTTATTGTTTTCTATATCTATTCCGATTGGATAGATGTCAATATTCGCCCCCCCCGAACTATTCAGAGAGTTAGCACCCTTGAAGTAAGAACCATTCCCACTATCAAAGAGTGCCCAGACTACCATTTTTTTGATAATCAATACCTCCTATCCTTCATCCCAGCTGGATATACAAAGCACTTTCCGGTTGCTCCTTCAAAAATTCGACTAGAGAGAGCACCATTCCCAAAATCGTCCGAGTAAAGCTCCTTAATTTCTTCACTAGACAGATTCGTGTTGATAATCGTATTCGTCCGATTATCCAGGATCTTGAACAATATCTGATGTGCCCATTCGTTTCGCTTTGTATCAGCTTTTCGACTCTCTTTCCCAAGGTCATCCAAGAAAAGGAAATCAACCTCAGACAATAGCTTGACCATCTTAGCTTCTGAATACCCATTGTCAAACTCAAAGCTTTCACGAATCTTATCAAATAAAGTCACGACTGACACAAAGAGCACGCTTTTAGGTTCATCATAAGACTTAAATTGCTCATTGAGAAACCGAGCTAATCCATAGGTCAGATGACTCTTACCAACACCAGAAGGTCCTGTGATGATGGCATTTCCAACCGTACCTTTGGCATACTCACGTTCCAACCGCTTCACAAAATTCATAGCCTTTTCATCAATATCAACCTGAATCTCATAGTCATGTAGTGACTTGCTGGCCAGTTTGCTTGAAACGATACTATCGCGAGCAAAAACCTCATAAGTGTCCGATAGCTTGCTTTTGACTTCTGATTCCATATTCAACTGCTTTTCAAAGAGACGAATGTTCTCTTTCTCGCATTCAGGACATTGACTGATTTCCTCAACATTGCCCTTGATAGGAATCTTAACAGACCAAAGATGGCATCCATGGATTTCACATACATCATCAAGAACTGTTCTAGTTCTAAATTGTTTAAACTGTTTCATTTAAAATCCTAGCCTTTCATCAACTGCTGATTGAAAAGAGTGAACTTTTCGTGGCATAGGTTGATTCAGATAATTATCCATCTTATTGCCGAAGAGCGTTTGTGGTTGAAGATACTGTTCATACTCTGTACCTTGCCACTTAGCGACCATAATGTCCACAACCTTTTTAAAATCTTCAAGGACATAACCCTCTTTTAGCCTTGCCTTGATAAATTTTTGATGACTAGCAGTGTCAACCTTAAAATTCTTCTTAGCTTTCAAATTTAGATAAGAAATAACTTCTTTACAAATCAACAATTTATTATTGTTATTCTCAGTCTTAGTATTCTCAGTCTTGATTGTGTGCACTTTTTGCACTTCCTGAAATGCATTTTTTGCACTTCCAAGGTGCACTTTTTGCACTTCCTGAAATGCACTTTCTACACTTCCGTTAAGAGCATCAAGATAAATACGGTTTGGTAATTTCATCCCTTGTCTGACTTCCGTCATTAGACCAGCATCTTTCAACTCCTTTTTGATTTTGATAATCGTATTGTTGCTATTGCAATTTAAGTCAATCATCAACTGTTCATTTGTGTAATACTGGAAAACGTTCCCCTCTTTATCATGCCATCCATTTTTTAAAGATAGTTCTAACCTATCAAACAGAAGCATATAGAGCATTTTAGCGTTATTGCTCAATGACTTATATTTTTCATCATAGATGAATGGCTTTGGAAATTTGAAAAACGATAAGAAACCAGTGACTTCACTTTTTTTAATCATTTCTACCCCTCCACACTTGAAAATTTTGTGTACTCTTTGTGAAAATACAACTTCACTGTGCCTAAACTGCCATGCCGATTCTTTTCCAGGATCAGCTCGGTTACATTGTTAGCTTCTTGACTGTCTGCCTGTTCCTTCTGATAGTAGGCCTCACGATATAAGAATGCTACGATATCAGCATTTTGCTCAATTGAGCCAGACTCTCGCAAGTCTGCCAGCATCGGGCGCTTATCTTGTCTCTGTTCAACTGCGCGACTTAATTGAGACAAAGCAATGACTGGTACTTTTAAATCTTTTGCAAGTATCTTCAACTCCCTTGATATTTCAGAAACTATCTGCTGACGATTTTCCCCTTTTGAACCAGTAATCAACTGCAAGTAGTCAATGATGATAATTCCTAGACCGCCCATTTCTTGAGACAATTTTCTAGCTTTTGATCGTATCTCTGAAATCCGAATCCCAGCCGTGTCATCCACGAAAATAGGTACATCATAGAGATTGCTTTGCGCATGTACAAGTCTTTTCCACTCATCGGTACTAAGATTCCCAGTCTTCAAATGATAACCTGGAATCATACCCTCAGATGCCACCATGCGCTCAATCAATTCCTCTGATCCCATTTCAAGCGAGAAGATGACGGCAGGTTTTCTTTCCATCGTAGCCACATGCTTTGCAATATTCAATGCTAGTGCCGTCTTACCCATAGCAGGACGAGCAGCAAGGATGATAAGATTCCCTTCATGAAGACCTGTTGTAATCTTATCTAATCCGACAAAGCCAGTAGATAGACCAGTCACGAATCCATCTGTCTGCGAGCGAGTCTCGACTATCTGCATATGTGTATCAAGAATATCGGCCACATTACGAAATCCATTTCCAACATTTTGATTACTGATATCAAGAATTGATTTTTCAGTTTTTTCTATGATTTCATTGATAGAAATATTTCCCTGATATGCACTAGAAAGTGATTCCGACAGTTCAGCAATTACTTTCCGAAGAGTTGCCTTCTCTTTTACTAATTTTGCGTAATGTTCAACATTTTTAGATGTTGGTGTTGAATTTACCAACTCTACAACGTAGTTAATACCTCCGATGTTTGAAATATCCCCTTGATTGGTAAGAGCTGATACCATAGTGGTAGCATCGATTGGCTCACCTTTTTCAAGCAATGACAACATAGTTTTAAATACAATCTTGTTGGCAGGTTTGTAAAAATCGTCAGGAGTTAATTCGTCTGCAAGTGATATCATCGTTTCCGGTGAGATAAATACGGCACCCAGAACCGACTGCTCTGCAACTAGATCATGAGGTTGTATTCTAAAATCTTCACTCATGCGCTATTCCCCCAATATTTTTCTAAATCCACATTCATCACCGCAGCAAGGTTCTTTTGCTCGGTTAAGATCTGACGACGATAAGGAGCAAGTCCAGCTTGTCGCTCCTCCTCGCTTCGTGGCAAGTAATAGCCGTTCGGCTTCATCTTCTTAGCTACGATAGGATGACCAAAATTCACACGCAGACTCTCAATGACCTCTTCTAGCTTACGCTTTGAGAGTCCGGTTTCGATACGAATTTCACTTGCTTGAATGGGCAGGTCGAAAGTCGCGCAATTCATGATCATGTTTAACACACGGATTTCCATCTCACTCATTTCACGACTAACACTCATGTCTTTGCCCTCCATTTTCTTGGATTTTGACGGAAATCCAAAGTCATTTCCTTATAAAGCAAACGCCCATTTTCTTCTAAGAGGCCTGCATTTTGCTTTCTTAGAAAATCATTATTACCTGCTTCTTCCAGGTAGTCCTGAGTCAGTCTGTCATAATCTTCGATGCATGCTCTAAAAACTTGTGGTACATCCTCAAGCGATGAAGCCAATCCTACAGGTGGTTGGGAATCATAAGTGAATCCTCTATCACAGTTTTTCAAGTTTCTTCGGGCAACTTCTCCGAAATCTTCTGTTTTTTCAATGATGACTACTACATTTTGTTCATCCGATTTTTCATTTTTAGCAGTCAGTAGCATCAGGATAAAGATCCCGATAAAGATAGCCGCCAAGCCAAGCAATTGGCTTGATAAAGTTGGTTCTGTCATTTTGTTCTCCTTACGCTCTTAATTTTCGTACTTCTTTTTCTAATTCCAAAATCTCATAAACATCATTGACATCGTACATAATATCTTTCCCTTGCTTACGAAATCTCAATCCTTTACGTTCTAACTTCTTAATATAGCCATGAGTAAAGCCAAACTTCTTCATCAAAGCCTGTTGATTGATTGGCATACGATCATTCTCTAACTGCTCCTTGACCTGCTTTTCAGCAAAGGCCAATAATTGATTGGTGAATAATTCAGCACTTTCGCCATCCAATCGTAATTGTAACGTTATCCCTTCCATTTTCTACATCCTCTCAACTATGCGGGCAAGCATTTTTGTGATATAATGGTTTAAATTGTTTAAGTATGCGCCTGATTTCCGTCAGGTGCTTTTTTGTTATCTAAATTCATCCAAGCTGACTTCCAGTGCGTCAGCAATTTTGCATATATTTGGCCAAGAAAGGTATTTCACCTTTCCACTTTTCAAATCAGAAAAGAAACTGCGGTTGACTCCAGACATCTTAGATAATTGATAACCATTCAAATTTCTTTCCTGCATTATTCGGTTTAATTGTTCCCACATTTTTACACCTCTAACACTATATGTTGTTAAACATATATATTTAGTTAACAATATGTTGTGTTTTTCTGTTATCTATGCTATAATCATTATTGACTAGGACCTCTCACCGTTTTAGTCAAAAATTAACAGAAAGGAGCAGTCTCATGTCAAAGACTCCAATAAAACCTGGAACAGACAATCAGAAACCTGGCCACTATGTAGAAGTGGGACCTCGTGGTGGAAAAGTCACTAACGGTCATACCGCAACTATTGGAAAAGGTGATCGGCTCCCTCCGACATCAGCTAAAGGCAACGGCTGGAAGAAAGTCTAATCTTCGTTTGCGTACAATCTATCAATGGTTGTACGCTTTTTCCATAAACAAAAGCACATTCCAAAAATATTAATTTGAATCCATGCTTCGGCATAATCTTTCCCGTTGCTTGCATAATGAGTTATATAATGGTGAATCATTTATTTCTACTCCTTACAATTTGCTTGCTAGTAAATTCTCAAGATAACTAGTGTTTCTTAAAACTTTTTCAACTAATTCAGGGTCTACCTTTACAAAGGTGGACTCTTTTTTTCCACTATACGGATATCGGTTTGGTTTCATTTTTTATTCCTTTCTATTTTTTAGAAATCTTTAATTCCAGCACTTCGTAAAAATAGATTTTTGAAGAATTTCTAGCATTAAAACGCTCAATATATTCTCTAATTACTGCACCATATCTACGACGGCTTGGGATTGTTAGTTCTACTATAAAATCTCCTAACATACCACTTGGGCGTTCCTTGAACATTTTTACTGTTGCTGTCTTCATTTTAAATCCTACTCTCCTAAATCAACCCAGCTTTCATCGATGCCCAGGACATCACACACTCGGTTTTTTAATCTGTCGCTACCTTTACCATATTTCAGCAATTCTGAAATGGTAGGTTTCTTTACTCCACAAGCACGAGCGAGGTGTGTTTGTGTCATTCCTTCTGAATTCAATTTGTCTTTAACAATCTGAATCCATTTTTGATGTTGTTGGCTCATCTCCAACCTCCTTTTTAAAAAATTATCTAAAAAGTTAGCTAATCTCTTGACTTTATTTAAAACTAGTCTTAAAATAAAGACATAGAGAAAAGACCTACTAAAAAGTAAGGTTTACCTATTCAAAACGGACGGCAATCGGTTTTTTAGGTTTTTATTTTTTTAGTTGTCTGTTTCGCTAACTCTTTAGCTTACG